AAAAGCTAGTAGCGTCTGAAATTGTAGAAACCTCATTAGCAGTAAAGCCACCGTTAAATACTGTGGCTGCTGTTGTAGTAAGAACACCAGTAACAAGAGCAGTAGTTGCCATGTTTACAGCACCATCTATATCTACTACGTCTAAGTTAGTAGTACCGTCTACGTCTAAGTCACCATTGAAGTCTACGTTACCTGCAACTGCAAGAGTTGTAGCCATATCTACAGCACCATCAATATCTACTACATCTAAGTTAGTAGTTCCGTCTACGTCTATATCGCCTGAGATGTCTAGTGAGGTACCTGTTAAAACTCCTGTTACACCTAAAGTACCACCAACAGTCATGTCGTCAGTTACTGTTAAATCATCTTGTACTTTTAAATCTACAACATTAAGACTAGCAAAAGCGTCAACAAAAGCTGCACCACTTCCTGCTCCATCTGAATAAACTGCTTTGGTATCTCCTGCAGGAATAGTGATGTTAGCTCCACTACCTTGGGAAATAATTATATTTTGTGAGCCACTGGTAGCATTTTCAATAAACCACATCTTGCTTATGGTGTTTGGTCCAATGGTAATAGTACAAGCTGAATCTAAAGTACCTGTGTATTTAAGGTACATTGACCTTCCGGGGTCTGATGCTCCATCTGCTATTGTAGTTGCATGTGTATCAGCGTTTGTTGTTATTGCTTCTGTACCAAAGCTAAATGCTTCACCAATAAGTTCTAAATTTGTATTAGTAGTAGTACCCCAAGTTCCAGAACCATCACCTGTTGCTAACTCGTTAAGTCTTAAATCATTTACATATGTACTTGCCATTTTTATTCCTCGTATTCATTATATTATATTAAGCAACTTCGCTCCAGTCTGGATTTTGTGTTGCTGTTATTGTTTGATAATTTGGTGTTTGTGATGTATTTACAAGTCCCCAAACATTAACTCCTTGTATATTACCTGTTGCATTTAATCCTTCTACTTCTATTAAAGCATTTGCTATTGCAGTAACACTTCCTAATGTAGTAGTTCCTACCTTACCTGTTACTGCTAAAATATTATTAGTTTCTAAAGTTATAGAACCTAATGCATTTGTAGCAGATAATCCTGAAGGTAATACTACTGCACTTGCTGTTACAATTTCATCACCAACTTCTAGTGTTGATGCTACTGCTGATACACCTGTTACTGCTGCACCTGCTGTAATTGCATTACCTAGTGCTGAAGTACCTGCATTTCCTGTTACAGAAGTATTTGATTCTGCTACAACAGTTTCACTACCAAGTGTTGATGTAAGACTAATTCCAGTTACACTAACTAAAGCTTTAGCTATTACTATTTCGTTACCAAGTGCTGAAGTTCCAGCAACTCCAGTTACAGTAAAGCTTATAGGAACTGAGTGAGGTTGACCCCAAGGACCATTACCCCATGTAGAACGACCCCATCCGACAGCCATTTATTAAGCTATTCTTATAATAGCATTTGAAGCATCTGCTGCTGGAAATTGAATAGTAAAGTCGCCATTAGTTGATGTCTTATCTCCACCAAAATCTAATACACATACTGAAGGGTCTCCAGATGCAGCTTCATTATAAATTAAAGCACCTCTAGCTGTAATTGTAGCTGTACTAAATGTTAAATCATTAAAGTCTGTTAATGCAGTTGTTCCAGATGTAGTAGGGGTAACACTTGTTAAAAATGCACCTTTAGCTGTATAGCCTGTTCCACTTGCTTCATTACTTGAAGTATATGCAGTAGTTGCTGCACCTAAAGAAGCACTACTTGTGTAAAGTGCTAACTTAAATTGGTCACTTGCTGCAGTAAAATTATGTGTAGCAGTCATTAATTCTTTTTTAAATGATGTACACATTGCTTGTGATATTGCCATTATATTCTCCTTATGATATCAGCCATTTGTTTATGACCTTGTTTTTCTAATAAACCCGCTACTGTTGCTCTATCACTTGCAATAGCTTGTTTCATATATAATAAAATTACTTGTTGTATTGTATCTTTAAAAGCTTCTGCTTGGGCTTTCACCATAGGGTCTGCATTATCACTAATACTTACAATTTTATTTATTACTCTTTCTGTCCAATATTCTGGACTTAAACCTGTATTATTCGTTGTTTCTACACTAACAGTTCCAACTGTTGGTTTTACATCTACACTAAACATTATGACCTAGCAACTCTATATACTTCATCCCTATATTGGTCTCTAGTATTTTCTGCTTCTCCTAAAGTCTTCAATCTAGCTAAAGCTTGTTGATATCTATTATCATATACACCAATTAAATCAGGCTCACCTTTCATATATATATATGCTTCTAATAAACATCCATATAGTAAAGCATTTGTAGCATTTGTAGATAACCATGTTGTTCCTGAATCAGCACCAGCAGTTATAGATGCTGGTCTATAAAAGTAATGTAATTCTGCTGTAAAAGATGCATTAGGTGTTGGTCCAACAATAAAAGTTGTATCATCAAATATTGCGTAATGTTTTGGCACTCCTGTAGTATCTGGATTTGGATATGCTTCTCTAATAAAGTTTACATCTTTAAACATTAAAAATTCTTGATTGCTTGAATTAGTAATAGATAAAGAAAAGTTATCTAAAAAATCAGTTGGTGTTGCTAAATATTTATTTCCTAATGTTAAATTACCTTCTACATTTTTTCTAAAATTAGGAAGTTTAATTGTTTTTAAAATTCTTTCTTCTGCTTGTTTTATTATAAAAGGTAAATCAGAAACAAAAGTTGATTCAGTATTTTCTAAATAATTCTGTATTAAACTTTTTAATTCACTATATGTCATATTAAGTTATAGAAACTTTTACAGTTCCAATTTCTCCTGTTATATCTAATCCTATTGTAGTTGAACCTAATTGTGGATTACCACCACCTACAGGATTAAATGAACCTAATCTTCTTGAATCTTCTTGTCCGGTATCTACTCTTGGTTCATATAAAGATTGTACATCTAAAGTAGAAACAACATTTATATCATATTGTGGTTGGTCTGGGTCAAAACATTCATTACAAACTTTTAAACCTGTATTAGTTTTGTTTTGTATTTCATATCTAAGTTCTTTTAATTTATATGTAAAACCACATCTATCGCATATTCCTAATGCTTGTTTACCAATCGCATACATTATGAATAAGTATTATAAGGTACAAATCTTACTGATGCCCTTTCTCTATCAGCTTCACTTACTTCATTCCAAAGTTCTAAATATCTTTGTTTAATCATTGGAACTTTTACTAAAGATTCTTCATGTTTACAAGCTATGTTATGTGCTAATCCATAAACTAAACATGGTAAATATCTTGTTGGTACAGAAGCATTATTACTTGCTAATGTTCCAGTATCTTCTATTTTTTTTATGTATTCATATACTAAAGTATATGTTTCTGCAGAATCAGGTGTTGACCATAATTTTATACTAGGATTTGCAACTCCTTTATCTAAATAAAATATTGTTGGTTTAGCTTCTGTAAGTTTGTTTGATATATGAGAATACTCACTTATTGATATTCTTCTTAATGATTGGTCAACTTGATTAGAAGAATCTCCAGAATCAGTACGAATAAAAACTTCAATGACTTCCATAACATCACTACCAAGACTGTATGTATTAGTTCCTGCTGTTAAAACTTGTGTACCTGTTTCAACAGTAAATAAATTTAAACCTTTATTTTGCCATTCAAGAAATAATAAATCTAATCCTCGTTTAGCACTTTTATAATCATATCCTGAACGCATTTCTAAACCACAAAGTTCATATGCTTCTTCAAGAATATCAGATAAATCTAAATTAAAAGATGTAGTTCCACTTGTTGCCATTATTTTTTCCTAATTTTTTTTGTTCCACATGGAACCTTTTTCTTTTTTTTACCAGCAGACTTTATTTGTTTCTTCATGCTGGTTCGTGAAATAACCATTATCTACACTTCCATCTTCTACGAGCCTGTCTAATTCTTGAATTTGGGTCGTTTCTTGTTTTTGCTGAACTATTTTTTAATTGACCAGCAGACCTTGCACAATAAGACTTTCTTCTTTTTGCTGCTTTACTTCCTTTTTTAACTTTACCTGTTACTGCTGTTTTTAATTTACTTCCGGGATTTTTTTTTCTATAGGCTTTTACACCTTTAGCTGTCATACCAGCACCACTTTTTGTTGGGCGATAATTAGCACCCTTGCCTTTAGTAGTTTTCCTAATAGGATTTTCTTTTTTTCTTGGCATAGTTATATATATAAAAAATGGGTAACATAAAGCTACCCATTAATTTTATAAAAATTTATAACTTTCCGCCAGTTTTCTTTTTAACCATATCGTTATAAGAAGGAACTGACATTCCCATTTGCATTTTTTTAATTTTTTTACCGCCTTTATAACCTGATGGATTTTTCATCTTAAGTTTTTTAGCTTGTTTCATAGTTTCTTTACCGGGCATATTATCTCCTATTTAGATTTTTTAGCAGTTGCTTTTTTAGCAGTTGCTTTTTTAGTTTTATTTGTAGTTTTCTTTTGAGGTTGTAACTCTAAAAGCATTTTATCTGCTTCTGCTTCTTTCATAGGTCCAGCTATAAGTTCTTCACCTATTTTACCTTTCCATATTAAAAATGCAGGAGTTTCATTACCATCATTAAAATAACCGTTTTCTTCTTTTATATACATAATATTAATAGTGTTTAATTACTTCTAAGATAATACTATAAGTATCACCACTTCCGTGTCCTACAGTAGTAAATAAAATGTCTCCATTTACTCCACTACCTGCGTTATTAGGTATTCCTGAAAAACTAGAAAAATCTAATAAATCAGATGTTCCAGATAATTCTAAAATAAATACATTTGTACTAGCGTTAAAAAACATTTGTACTTGCATTCCATCTATTGCATACCATACTTTATTTAAAGTGACTCTACTACAAGTTAATCCTTCTGCACTTGGACTTAAAGCTGATACATCAACTTTAGCAACTGCAGACTCACCTGAGCCATCACTAATATTTGTAAATTTTAAGACAGCTTTACGAGAACCATCTTGAATTGTTTGTGAAGTAACTGCATCAGCCATAATTTACCCCTTACGCTATTTGCGTATATTCAATAATGAATGTAAACGAACCTGCTGTTGTAGCATCAACTGTATTGGTAATGTTACAGAAAATATTTCTTGCTGTGTCTGTATATTGAACA